TCAGCGCTAGGACGGCCTGGGCCTATTTCCAGTGGCGCAGCCGCAAGTTGGATCAATCGCAAGAACGGAAAGGAAGAGATCACTTATCTTCATCCGAGCCTTGAGCCGTATCTAAAACCGTATCTTGGTACGCTCGTGATGCAAGAAACGTTCATGGCTATTGCCCATGATATCGTCGGCTTGTCGTGGGGACAAGTCAACAAGATGCGAAAGGCTATCAGCAAGTCTATGGGCGCTGAAGGCCTTCGGGAATACGAAGAGTCGTTTAAGGCGGGACTGGCAAAGGCTGACTGGTCAGAAGAACAGGCCAATCGCTTCTGGCGAGATATCGTCGGTTGGGGCTCTTACGGGTTTTGTGCGGCCCACGCATATAGCTACGGATTGATGAGCTATTATAGCTTCTATCTAAAGGCGAATCACGGTCTTGAGTTTGCGGCCGCAAGCCTTTCTTTCGAAGACGATAGCGAGAAGCAGCTTTTGATGCTTAGGGAACTTGCGCGGGAGGGGATTCGCTATGTTCCGGTAGACGCTGAACAGTCAACGGATAAGTGGCGTGTTGGTTATCGGGATGGCAGTAAGATTCTGATTGGCCCTCTTAGTTCCGTTCAAGGACTAGGCCCTAAGATGCAGAACGCTATCCTCTCAGCGCGCGCTCGTGGCGAGTCGTTGCCGGACAGAGCCGCTAAGCTACTAGCAAAAGCAGAGACCAAGATCGATACTCTATGGCCGATCAAGGACGCGATTGCTAAGATTGATCTTATGTCTAAGGGAATCGTCACGAAGCCTATTCCGATTGATCAGTATGAGGCGACAGAAGAATGGGAAGAGGATCGCGTTGTTGTCGGTGTCGTGACGATCTGTAAGGAGCGAGATGAGAACGAGCCAGCCCGTATCGAAGACCGTATCGCGAATGGACGAGAAGGCAAGATGACGGGAAAGACGGCATATCTCGAAATGCGCGTTTCCGATGACAGTGGGACACTCCTCTGCAAGGTAGGGCGCAACGATTTCGAACAGCTAGGGAAGCAGCTTGTCGATAAGATCAAGGAAGGAAAAACCCTGATCGCCTGTAAAGGCACTTGCCCTCCTGGCATCGGTATGCTACTTGTCAAACAGGCTCGAATTTTGGGAAGTTTGTAAATGGTCAACAATTGCTCAGCCGAAGATTATTCGTCTTCTCACCGCAAAGGCCGTCTCGAATACCTCGGCCAACGCTTCCTCATCGTCAAGCAGCGAAAGGCTGGCAAGCCCATACCCAACCATTTCGCGCTTCTCACCATGGACCTTGAGCCCGTGTCGTTGGGCTCTAATTTCAAGACGAAGGAATGGCCTCACGGCCCGCAGACAGAAGACGACTGGCTGGCCTTGTTCAAGGAGTGCTTTCCTGATACGGATGGTGGGCGCAAGGCGCTGAAGGAAGCGATGGAAAGGGTTGTGGGATGAGAGTTGTTTGTGTCGATGATTCGCGAAAAGAGGAAGTTAATGGCTGCGGGCAGCTTCAACCTGCTCTTGAAAAGGGAAGAATTTATACCGTTCGCTGGCAAGGTCTTTCTATTTTTCAAGACGGCAATCATAGCTCGCAAAGGATGTCTTATCGACTTGAAGAAGTCGCTCGACAAGATGATTACCCTTGGTGTGCTAAGCGATTCCGCCCCATTGACGAATCCAAGATCGACTGCCTGCGAGAGCACCTGACGAAGTTTCCTAAATCTGTGAAGGAGGATGCGTGATGAGCGACTGGATTGAGTGGAAGGGCGGTCCTAGCCCTGTGACGGATGATCAGGTTGTTGAGGTGCGGTATTGGGACGGAATGGTAATAAAAGAACGTGATTTTGGACCTGATGTTCTGTGGCTTTACAGCGATGAAGACCCTGAAAATAACATCGAAGCTTACCGGATCGTTGAGGAAGGCAAGTGATGTTTCTATCAGCTAAACTAGTCGGAAAGACCGTACCGCTTTTTATCCCTAACGTTGAAACGCCAATCGAATTCATCGCATATATGGCTCGCGTATCTTCGCCAGCCAGCCAGACGGAAAACTTGAATTCAAAAAAGCTAGTGGAATATTTGATTCGCAATAAGCATTGGTCGCCGCTTGAAATGGTGGACTTTGCTGTTGAAGTTGAAGCGCCAAGAGATATTTCGCGGCAGATCCTTCGTCATGTCTCGGCTCGATTTCAAGAATTCTCGCAGCGATATGCGGAACCACAGAAGTTCACTGTCCGCGAGCTTCGCCGTCAAGATCAGAAAAACCGCCAGAATTCGATTGATGATTTTTCTGACGAAGATAAGGAGGAGTTTGAAAAGGATTGCGAAAGAGCAATTAAATTTGCAAAAAATCATTACCAAAAATGGATTGATCGGGGAGCCGCCAAGGAATGCGCTCGTGTTTTTCTACCTGAAGGATTGACTATGAGTCGTCTTTACATGAAGGCATCTGCGCGAACTTGGATTCATTACCTAGACGTACGAGAAGGCAACGGAACGCAACTTGAGCATATTCTGGTCGCAAACGCAGTTAGAAAAGTATTGCGAGAAGAAGAGCCGGATCTGTTTTGAAACGATTCGTGACTTGACTTTCCAATTCAAATCGTGTATTATCTAAGGTTCTGCACTCAATAAAAGATGCTTTCGGGCGGGGCTTTGGCTCCGCTTTTTCTTTCATAATCATATCAATGGGATAAGACTAAATGCGAAATTCTGAGCCGTTCCACTCCGATTACGAACGCTTCATCTATACCAGCCGGTACGCGCGCTGGATTGAAGAGGAGGGTCGGCGCGAAAACCTGAATGAGACTGTGAGCCGCTATGTCGGCTTTATCGAAAAGCATCTCAAGGCCAATCACGACTATTCCATTGATCCTGGCACGCGCGAAGAACTGTTCAACGCGATCTATAATTTCGAGGTCGTACCTTCGATGCGGGCGCTTATGACGGCCGGTCCCGCTCTCCAGCGTGACAACGTTGCAGGCTTCAATTGTTCTTATCTGCCTGTTGACGATCCGAAGTCGTTCGATGAGGCGATGTATATCCTGCTTTGCGGAACAGGAGTTGGCTTCTCTGTCGAGCGCCAGTACGTGCAGAAGCTTCCCGAAGTTCCCGATACTCTCTATGCCAGCGACACCAAGATTGTAGCAGCCGATTCAAAGGCCGGCTGGGCCAAAAGCTATCGCCAGCTTCTCGCGCTTTTGTGGAGCGGCGAAATCCCGAAGTGGGACTTCTCCAAGATCCGTCCCGCTGGCGCGCGGCTCAAGACGTTTGGTGGGCGAGCTTCTGGCCCTGGCCCGCTGGAAGAGCTTTTCAAGTTCACGATTGCCATCTTCAAGAAGGCTGCGGGCCGAAAGCTGACTTCGATCGAATGCCATGATCTCATGTGTCAGATTGGCCACGTTGTCGTTTCTGGTGGCGTTCGGCGCTCAGCGATGATCAGCCTATCCAATCTCACGGACGACCGTATGCGGCACGCCAAGGCCGGGGCATGGTGGGAGACCGCAGGGCAGCGAGCGCTAGCCAACAACTCGGTCGCCTACACGGAGAAGCCAGACGTTGGGGCCTTCCTGCGCGAATGGTCGTCGCTCTATGAATCGAAGTCGGGCGAGCGTGGCATCTTCAATCGTCAGGCGAGTGAGAAGCAGGCCGCTAAGAATGGTCGTCGTGAGCTGGGGCACGAGTGGGGCACTAACCCGTGCTCGGAGATCATCCTACGGCCTTACCAGTTCTGTAATCTTTCTGAGGTCGTTGTCCGTGCGGAAGACACGTTCGAAGACCTTGCGCGAAAGGTTCGCGTTGCGGCTATTCTCGGCACGTTCCAGAGCACCTTGACCAACTTTCCATACCTTCGCAAGATTTGGCAGAAGAACACAGAAGAGGAACGGCTGCTTGGCGTATCTTTGACCGGCATCATGGATTCGATCCTGATGAACGGCAAGGAAGAGGGGCTAGCTGAACGGCTGGAGCTTCTTCGACAGGTTGCGGTTGATACCAACGCTGAGTTTGCGGATAGCATCGGCATTCAGCGCTCCACAGCAGTCACTGCCGTGAAGCCGTCTGGTACGGTATCACAGCTTGTCAATTCTGCTTCCGGCATCCATGCACGGCATTCTGACTACTATATCAGGTCGGTTCGCGGAGCCAATACTGATCCGCTGACAAAGTTCTTGAAGGAATCCGGGATTCCGAGCGAACCAGACGTGATGAACCCCGAACGGACAACGGTATTCTTCTTCCCAGTCAAGGCTCCAGAAGGTAGCATTACCCGAAGCGAGATGACGGCCATCAGTCAGCTTGAGCTTTGGAAGCTCTATCAGGAGCACTGGTGCGAACACAAGCCGTCCGTGACTGTAACAGTTCGTGAAGAGGAATGGCCTGCCGTTGGTGGGTGGGTCTATGATAACTTCGATGCGGTCTCAGGCGTATCTTTCCTTCCGCATTCGGAACACAGCTACAAACAGCCTCCTTATGGGGATTGTACGAAGGAAGAATACGAGGCCGCGCTTGCCAAGATGCCGGCGCGGATTGATTGGGACGCCTTGAGGCTCTATGAGCTTGAGGATGGTACAAAGGGCTCACAGACGCTAGCGTGTAGCGCTGAGGGTTGTGAAGATGTGGATATCGCCGCCTAAAGGAGAAATGCCAATGAAGTATGTCGTCTACGGCTTTGCCGCTTGCCAGTATTGCAAGGAAGCTCAGCGTCTTCTATCGGAGCGTTGGCTTCCGTTCGATGCCGTCTATATCGAGAGCCGCGATGAGCGGCAGAAGTGGCTAGACGATCGCGGTCTTGAGCCGCCCAACCGCCTCTGGCCTCGCATCGTGCGCGTCAATGACGACGGCAGCGAAGACATGATCGGCGGATATACGGATCTTGCGAAACTTATCGCTTGACAAAGATGAATAGTTAAGGTATGAAAGGGCTCGCTGTCGAAAGATGGCGGGTCCTTTTTGTTTGTGGAGAAGAAAATGTCAAAAGAATATGCTATCGGTTCTATTATTCATTTGGAAACGACCTATATCGGCTCAGGCTATGTTGAATCCGGCAAGGGTTGTAATGCGTTTCAAATTCCCCTTCCAGGCGCTAAAATAATTGCTCACTTTCCTCCAAAACTCGAAATTGGAATGGATGTTTCTGTGAATGGATGTTTTTATGAAAAGAAAATCTTTAAGATTATTGGCATTGATGAAGAAAGCGTCTGGCTAAAATGTAAGCAGACAAACACTCGAACTTATTTGAACGCCAAGGACGTTCACATCATCGCATGACAGAAAACGCAGACGACTACAATCACGTACTCCAGCCGGTGAGTGGCATGACAACGCAATACATTCTGAAGAGCTATGATATTTTTGGCTATGAATACGATGCCAAGGTGACGCTGCCAATGATCACGGTCTTGGGGCCGGGGCCTCACCGTGTTAAGAGGAGCGATCATGCTTAGCGATCTCTTACTCGTTGCCGTCGTTGGCACGATGTTCATTTCGTATTTGGGGAGGCCGATGCGGTGAGTGTTCTTTCCGCTCAGACGATCCGCCAGCGCGTTGCTAGTGGTTCCCTTGGTATAGAGCCATTCTGTGAACGATCTCGCGCTCACGGTATGTCCTACGGCCTCTCAGCTTGCGGTGTCGATCTCAGGCTTGGCAGGGGGCTTTGGTTGTTCCCATTTTGGGGTCGGCTAGGTTTCGTGATGGAGCATATTCGAATGCCGCGCGATCTGCGGGGCAAGATCGAGAACAAAAGTACGCTGGCACGGCGCTTCATTGACGCCAGCCGCACGACGAACGCTGAACCTGGATGGCAAGGCTATCTGACAGTTGAGATCACGCATGATCGGCCTTGGCCTATCTACCTCAAGAAAGGCACGCCGATTGCTCAGATCGTGTTCGAGGAGTTGGACAGGCCAACGGATCAGCCGTATGGCGCTGGAGATAAGTACCAGAATCAACCGGCTAAGGCCGTCAAGGCGATTGCAACGAGCGAAGCCCATGTCGCTCAGTTGACGCAGCAGCCGGCATGGGCTAGCTTTACGAAGAGCCAGTTGCGCCAGTGCGCGAATAGGGAGACGGATTGATGAATGAGAATTTTATGCTCTACGGCTGGATGCTGATCGTTGGCGTCATGGTTGTCTTGACGTGTATAGGCATCTGGCTGAACTATTATCTCGGGGATGAGGACGAGGATTGGGATGACTAAGCCCCACTCGTTCGATCCCGTGACATTCTACTGCGTTGATTGCGGCAAGGGCCAAGATTGGATCGTCGCCAATCGCGAGTGGAGGGCTTGTCATGGCGGCGGCAAGGTGGTAGGGATTAGTCACTTGATACGCGGCGCTGGGCTGCGGCGGGTTTGTGAGGAGATTTTGAAGTGAGCGATATGGAAGAAAATAATTGGAATTCTAAGACTGTGCATCTCAATCTGATCGATTGGCCAGAAGGGAGATGGACATCTGAGATTGAGAAGCTTGTTCGTGACGATCTTAGTTTTTCTCTAGACGATCTCGAAGAAGCTTCAGATTTGATCTTTCATGATTTCAATGTTAGCACTGGATTAGATAGCCCTTCGATCTTGATTCGAGGCGGTGATGTTGGGTTCGATGTCATTTATATGGGAGAGGTTGCTGAATATGAATAAGATCGAAGTCGATAGCGGCAAGATGGAAATGCTGAGCCGTGAGCTTGGCAAGCTTCAGTGCTGGCTTACGGGCTATCATGCCGGTAAGGGGCATAGTGCAAACATGCTCGGTGCGGGAATTCCTGGCGAAGACGCCGTTCGGCAGGCAAAGCTTCTGTTCCGCGATATGGTTCAGGCGTCTAGTGCTCCTGCTATGACGCGCGAAGTGCCGGATGCAGATCAAGATGGCTGGATCGTTCACAACGGGAAGGGAATGCCAGTAAATGCTGAAGACATCGTAGACTTCAAGTTTCGCGACGAAGTGGTTATGCGAAATATTCGCGCTGGCCTTTACCATGACGAAGAAGAATCTGATAGTAATTGGTTTCACGATGGCGAAAATCATGATATCGTTGCGTACCGGCCATATCGCCCATGATTGCCAACTTCGAAGCCGGCTTTGACGCATATTTTCTAGGTGACGACACGATGAAGGTTTATGGTGAGATGGCCGTTCTGCCGTGGTGGCTGAATGGTTGGGATCTGGCAATGGAGCTTGATGCTTGGATGAGGGAGGAGTGAGCGTGATCAATAACAACCGTGTGGTTCTAAATTATGGCAGCTTTACTTGTACGGCAGATTATGCAGTCAAGGAAGCATTTATTTTATCGACGGCATTTGACGCGCTTCAACGCGATCTTAGCGCTCGGATCGAGATAGGAGAGATTTTGTCGGAATATATTGCAGGTATCAGCAGTTTCGAGGAGACGATTGCAGCGCTCAACGAAGATTTGGACCCGGAGTAACGCTGATGAGCTATTGCCGATGGAGTTCCGACAACTGGAAGTCAGACGTTTACGTGTATGAATCGGCGGCTGGCATTGAGATTTACGTGGCCGGGATGCGTTACCAGGGCGACGCACCAGATGGCGATTACTTCGACGCGGAACATCGCGCTAAGCTGACGGCTTGGCTTCGGGATACAAAGCGCGAATCGATTGACGGTCCAAGCGACGCCAAAGCCTATGTAGCGGATCATGAAGAAGCTATCGAGGTTCTTGAGCGCTTGCGACGCGAAGGCTATCATGTGCCTCAATATGCGATTGATGCAATCAGAGAGGAATTGGAAGATGTATAATTTCCGCAACGCAATGGTTCTGAACGTCTTGCTTTGGGTGGCGATTGGGGTTATCGTTTGGCTTGTGGTTTCTTGAGATGCGAATCATCATTGACCACGAGCCCGGCACAGATCATGTCTGGGCGCTGAAAGCGGCGCTCGCGGCTATCGAGAACTATGGCAAGCCTACTGACGGCGTGCTTGCAAAAGGACGGCCCTTCAACGTGATTGAATATACGCTGATGGGTGGTGACAAACTGGTGTTCGCTGTGGTATGGAACAAGGATTCGGTTAGGGTTTGGAGGCAGACCTAACAGTCAACAAAGGAGAGAGTTATGGGATTCAACACGGCATTGATTGTTCTCAACGATCATCTTAACGACTTGGAGCGTGATACTCAGACAGGTGAAAAGCTTTCTCGTTTGATTCAGGGTAAAGGCTATTCCGATCATGTCTACATGAGCGGTGTTGATTGCTTGCCTTCGGTTCACGCTGACGGGACGCAGATTGTCGCTATCGGGCAGAATAGCATCAATCTTCTGACGGTAAGCTTTGCGCGTTCGAACGATGAGAAGGCGTTGCTAAAAGACTTTGCGGATCATCTGGGATATCGGTTGGTTAAGAAAGGAAAGAAGTCATGACGAAATTTGCTCTTCGAAAAGAGCTTATGTTTCATAACCAGATCGATTATTGCGAAGCCCGCGCCTTCTCTGTCGGTGCTCATAACGCCGTTGGTCAGGTCCGCAAGTACACGGGCGAGCCGTATTGGAAGCATACGGTTGCGGTTTCGCAGAAGCTTTTCCATCTAGACGATCTCAGCCTCGCTATGGCGGGGCTTTTGCATGATGTTCTAGAGGATACGAAGGTGACGTATGATCAGTTGCTATCGGAGTTCGGGCACGATGTAGCTGAGCTTGTCTATCAGGTCACGGACGTAGCGAAGCCGGAAGACGGCAACAGGGCTGAGCGCGTTCGAATAAACCGCGAGCATCTAGCCAGGGCGTCGCCACGGGCCAAGAGCCTCAAGCTGGCGGATCTTATCGACAACACGGCATCGATCGTTGCTCACGATCCGAAGTTCGCGAAGGTGTACCTAGAGGAAAAGCGGCTTCTGATGCCGTTCTTGAGTGAGGGTTGCTCTATTCTTTATCGTCAGGCTATGGAGCAAGTTGGATAGATTATGCGTGAGCTTTTTATGATTGTTCCTCCGCTCAATCCTTGGGATAAGCCATACGCCGAGGACATCTATTTCGATCTAGGGCTTATGACGATTGCAAAAACGGCGGGGGAAGCTTGGCGAAGGCAGACGCGCGGCGATATGTCGAAGGTGCAGTTTTGGCATGATCGTGGTTATCGGTTGAAGCGCGTTCAATGCGCGTTCATCGAAGAGCCGTCCGGCAAAGGTTGACAAACGCTGGAAATTGGTGTATGGTGCGGGATTGGTGAGAGGAGAGATTATGATTGAGCAAGTCGCAAGAGCGATTGAAAATGCGGCAGGGACTTGCAGTCAGGATGTTTCGTGTTGGCATGAGCACGCTCGCGCAGCCATTGAAGCAATGAGAGAGCCGACGAAGAGAATGCTTCAGTTTGCCGATGGATATACAGATTTATCAGGATACGATTCCTCGTGTGATGCCTCTTGGAGGCAAAACGAATTTAAGATTGCTTGGCAAGTTATGATTGATGAAGCCCTTGGCAAAATGGAGCATACCAAGTAATGGCATTGAAGACCGTCGAAGAACTAGCTCCCGTCAAGCGCTATATCGAGCGCATCGGGGCGCACGTAGACAAGATGAAGCACGCGACGATTCGCGTCATGGACGGTAAGTATTTTAAAGAAGTCGGCTCCGTGACCTTCACACAAGAAGGAGAGGTCACGGCGAGCGCAGGCTATGAGCCGACGCCAGAGGAACGCGAGTCGATCAAGTATGCGCTGAAGAACGCTGAATGGCCGATCTATCGATTTATCCGTGAAGACGAGCCAAGGCCGAAGGCGGTCATCGAAGCCGACAAAAAGGATGTGTTCGAGTTCAAGGATCATGATGGCAATATCGTCATGATCCAAGTGCGAATGGAGTTAAAGAAGGGGGAAAGAGCCTACGTTCCGTTCACGCAATATAATGATGATGTCTGGCGAGCTATGCATCCAGAGGGGGAGTACCCGCTTTGGGGCCTTGAGAATGTAACGCAAGGCTGCACTGTCATCATTAGTGAAGGGGCGAAGTCGGCGCGGCGAATGCAACGTATGATTGAGCAAAAGACGCGCGCTGATAAGGAGCTTTACGCCTCCCATCCGTGGGCGACTGAGCTTGATCATGCCGTTCACATCGGCTTTATCGGTGGCGCTTACGCAACGGACAAGACGAATTGGGGCGTGCTTCGAAAGCTAGGCGTGCGAAACGTCATCATTGTGGCTGATAACGATCGAGCGGGGCAAAGCGTTGTTCCGCTCATTTCGCGTGCCGTCAACCTTCCTTGCTGGTGGATTCAGTTCACCGGGGCTTTTCCTGTGGCGCACGATCTTGGCGACGACTTCCCGCCCAATCTCTTCCGAGAGATCAAAGGAAAGCGTTATTATGTCGGGCCTGCGTTCGAAGATTTGCTTCAGTTCGGGACATGGGCGACGGACGTTGTTCTAGATCCTGACGACCCGAAGGGTAAGAAGACGAGTGTTTTTCTTCGCGATAGCTTTCGCGAGCAATGGGCTTATCTTGACAATCAGGCGCTTTTCGTCTGCGCGCGAAAGCCTGAGATGATGTACGACAAGGACAAGTTCAATATGTTTGCGGCTGGGTGGTCCGATACGCCCAACCTAGCGGCCAAGATTTTGCAGCGCCGAATTGGCACGATCAGCCGCTATACTTATCGGCCCGATATTGACGCTATGGTTGTAAACGACGAGGGGGTGCCGGCGCTTAACATCTATCGGAAACCGAAGATCAAGGCTGTGGCTGGAGACACAACGCCATTCCTAGAATTCATGGCTTACATGGTTCCTGATGAAAAAGAGAGGCATGAGGTCATGCGGTGGTGCGCGACGCTGATTGCACGGCCAGAGGTTCGGATGCGCTATGCGCTTCTGATGATCTCAGAGAACCAAGGCATTGGTAAGACGACGCTAGGGGAGTCGATCTTGATGCCGCTGCTAGGGGAGGCGAACGTCTCCAAGCCTTCAGTCAAGGAGCTTGAGGACAAGTACAACGGTTATATCGGGATGAAGCGGCTGGCGATCGTTGACGAGTTGTATGGATCTAAGAAGCTCTACAATCAGATGAAGAGCATGGTTTCCGATGATTATGTGAACCTTCGCGAGATGTATCGGGATGGCATTAAGATCCGAAATTGGGTTACGGTCTATGGGACATCGAATAGTGAAGAAGCGCTTTCGATTGAGAAAGATGATCGACGTTGGTTGATTCCGAAGCTGGCTGAGGACGCTTGGCCACGGGCGAAGTTTGCCGAGTTCAACGACTGGCTTTTTAGCGGCGGGCTTTCAATCGTCAAGTTTTGGGCGGAACAGTTCGGGGATTATGTGGCTACGGGGGAGCGTGCCCCCAAAACGCGACGCAAGGCTGAGATCGTTGAGGAGGCTAGGATGCCGGCTGAACGCGAGGCTTATCGATTGGCGAGTATCGCAGTTGAGACGGGGGCCAAGTGCTCTATGTCGTCTGTGGCGGTCGAGCAGTGGGTGCGCGATGGGAAGGATATTCGCCAACGAGTGACGGCACACAATCTTCTGAAGGCCATGCAAGAGGCCGGCATGATCAAGACGAAGTATCGCACGGTCGTCGGGGGCTTTAATCAGTACCTCATCATGACGCCTTCGCTATGGGAAGATCTGAGGAACATGGACGAGGCCGATCAGAAGAAGCAGGCCAAGGACTGGATTCGGTCGCCTGATAAGGTTTTAGAGCAAGATATGTGACGGCAAGAGATATACACTTTTTGTGGCTCGAAAAAGTGTATTTGAAAAGTGTATGCCCTCAAAGCCTTATGGTATAGGGGTTTCAGCACTTACTATACACTTTTTTATTCTTTTCTTATAACTTTAAGAAGAAGAAGAAGAGTTAAATAGAAGAGCCTATAAAGGAGTTTGCACTTTTCGCCTAAAAAAGTGTATTCTGTTTTTCGAAACCCTTATGCTGTAGGGCTTTGAGGCCTACACATTTTTGAAAGTGTCTGTTTTGGCCAGTGAAATTCTGTATAAGAAGGCTTTTCGGAAGGAGTACGGAGGCTGGAGTTCGGCTGTGGAACCCGCCCGAGGCGGTGATACGGGCGCCGCTGACATCAACGTTCTAAGCTATGATGGGCGGATCGTGCCTATCGAGCTAAAGCTTGGTTCGATCAAGGATTCGCGGATCTTTGTCAAGAAGCCCGGCATCCGGCCAGCGCAAATCGCTTGGCACTACGATCTTCACAGCCAAGGCGGCTTCAGCCTTCTCGCTATCGGCGTCGAGCACGAGAAGAAGTGGCTGACCTATTTCGTGGCTGGATCTAGGCTGGCTGGCTGGCGGGAAGGGTTCATTCCCGGCGATTCCTATGATGCCAAAACCCTTTTTGGTCGTGTCGCGGCGCTCACGAGACAGCATTTCGATTTTAAAGCCCGCTGAGAGGCGTTCTAGCCTTAAGGCTCCGCAACTACCGCCCAACCCTACAAATCGCGTCAGCGGCCATCCTCGTGCGAATAAACGCATATCCACATTCAAACGGAGCAATCATTTTGCAATTTAACATCATTCGCGTGGTTTCGAGCCGTGAATCTCTCGTTGCGGAGAAGCTGAACGCGATCGAAGGCGTCACTGCCGCTGATCCTGGCTTGGGCGGCTATGTCTACGTCAACCTTGACGATGAGAACCTAGCGCAGAAGATCCGAAAGACGTTCGGGTTCATCAAGTTCGTGATGAGTGGGCCGAAATACGCCGTCGTTGACTATACGCCGCTTGAGCCTGAGAAGCCGAAGGAGGTGCCCGTGCTCGCGATCGGGGCACCTATCGTGGTTGTCGATGGGCCGTTCAAGGGGCAGAAAGGAATTGTTGCCTTGCAGGATGGCGATCAGGTCGAAGTCAGTATCCAAATGTTCGGGAAGCTTGCGCTTTTGCGGATGAGCGTTGATTGGATAGAGGGTACATAAAGAAAAAGGCCCCGAAGGGCCTTAAAGGTATTCAGAAGCCATTCGCTTCGCAAAGCGAGGATCGTGACTAAATTGCTCTAAAGCCTCTTTGGCGTATTTAGTAGCAGTTGCCTTGGAGCGGAACGGGCGTCCTGCATCGCCAGGAATCAAAACTTTGGCCTGCTTCGTGCCGTTGGAGACGATAAGAGCAGCACAAAACCAACCATCTTCGTTGGCGGTGTAGCTAGCCTGAACCTTTGAATTTTCCATCTCTTCTCTCCTTGTTCCGATAATTTATATTCGCACATGGCCTAGAGGCTGTCAACGAGTTTTTACAGCCAAGTTCCCTTTTTACGTAGTTTCCTAGCCTTATCCATATAAATTGCATGGTGCTAAGGCATAGAACGATGAAAAGAGGCCACCAAAAGACAATTTGCATGGCAGGCGCGTGAAGCAAGATGGCCCTTTTCGTGCAACTTGGTAAAGACCATAAATCCATTATTTCGAACGTTTTGATAGCCTGGAATAACATCGCCGCGTCCAGTTCTTGCCTTGTGTGATACCGGGTTCATTACGCAGCCTTATAGGTAACGAAAACTTCGCCAGACTCGCAGGAAGCGAGACCGAAGTCGCCGCTGGTAGTACGAAAACCATTCTCGTTCAGGACACGGGCAACAACCTCCCAAGAGCCATCGAATACAACGCGAAAACCGTTATTCAGCATCTTTGTGCGGGCCTTAACGCCTTCGTTGAGGAGGACCAGAGCAACCAAGGCCTTGTCTTCCTTCGTGGTGTAAAGCAGCTTGGTCATTTATTTGCTCCGGTTCTTGTCTCGTTCTGTGATTAAAGATATAGCTCGCACTCAAACCCCCGTCAACAAAAATCGTCACGTAACCCAAATTATTTTTCGCTTGACAAACGCTTCGAAATCGTCTATACTATACCACGCTAAAGGTTGCTCGCTACAACAGGTTTGGTCTCCTGCCTGTTCCTTGCTTGAGTCTAAGACCTAAAGCCTCCCGCCTCCCCTTGAATGGGTTTGAGGCAGGCGCGCCCAACTAACCTGTCCTCTCTCCGGGTTGGTTGGGCCTCTAATTGCATACAACCGGCGAAAGCCGCGCGCCGCGAATGGCGTACTTGTTAGGGGCGGTCCGTAAGGATGTAGCTGCAATGCTACCGACTCGTTTGCGAAAGCAAAGAGCAAAAGCGCGCCCCATCTTAATCAGGACGTATGAGGCTCGGTAACGATGTCCTCAAGAGGCAGTGACTCCGATGGGACTGCTATGCATAGAGCCAATGACTTTCGGATAGGTTGGCTCCGTCCTGATACTATATCTAGCGTAATAAGCAATTTCTACACAATATATGGATATTTAAATTATGGCCGAAATGCGACCAGTAGGCCGTCCGACGCTTTATCGCGAGGAATACGGCGACGTTATCATTGAATGGATGGACCAGGGTTTCAGCCTGTCCGCCGCTGCATCGCGCTTGGATGTCAGTCGAGGCACGGTCTATGATTGGCTAGATGCCAATCCCGAGTTCGCAGCCAAGGTCAAGATCGCGCAGAACAAGCGCCAGTTCTTCCTTGAGAATCGCTTGCTGAAGGCGACTGAAGGCCCCGTAGTCACATCCTCCATCTTCGCTCTCAAGAACGCCGCCCCTGCCGACTGGCTAGAGAAGACTCACACAGAACTTACGGGCAAGGACGGCGGCGCGATCGAGACGAAGGCTTCGCTCGACGTCTCAGGCCTCAGCGATAGTGTTCTGGAAGAGTTGCTATCAAAGTTGGGGCAAAAGTAAAGGGCCTTCAGGGCCTTATTTTTAACTTTTAATATATATATATGATTTATTTACAATGTGCTGAAAAGATCCTCCTATTTGTCTTGAAATTCTTTCAGCATGAGCTTTTCCGTCTCCATTATAACTACTTGTCCACAATTGAAAGAATTTTCCTTCCTTTGTCCAAACAATGCTAACGGTTTCCCTTTTTGTCATGTTTTCTCTACAGTTACATTAAGTCGATAAGTCATGTTTTTATTTGTAATAATAATTTCTCCGATATCTAATCCAACTACTTCCCAATTCTTCAAACAGCTAGTTGTATCATGATCAATGGCTGTTTGAAGAACATCTGCAACATATTCCGCCATTTCACCAGCATTCATTTACATTTTCCTTCCACGGTCAAGGAACGCAACATGACTTTTTGCAGCGCTAAATGCTGCAAGCGCATGTTCGCCATACGGCGCGCTAGCGTAAGAAAGTTCAGTTCGACCGCTTTGGTAGACGGTTAGACAACCGCCACCAGCAATCTGAAGATTACGCTGATGAGCACGAAATTCTTTATAAAATTGAATTTTTTGGTTTTTCGAAATATTCATCTCATTTCTCCGTTCTCAACACCCACAACATAGCCCGTGATTCGGGGCTTGTCAACTAGGCTATTTAATTAATTCAGACCAAACGCTTGTTAGCGGCAAACCATGATAAGCCGCGAATTTCTTCTTAGCGGCTGTCACTTCCGCTGCTGTTGTGACAATTACCGTTCGGCAAGCAAAGCGCGCACGAATATCACCAATCGAGTAGCGGAAAGAAACTGCGCTCATCGCGCAGCCTCCTGAACGCGGGCCTGAGCCGCAGCCATGCTGTCGGCTACTTCGATGACGCCAACCGCGTCTTCAATCGAAACGAAAGAGCCAAAGCGCCCTTCGCGCTCAACAAGCCGCAGCGTACCGGACTTGTTGGCTAGAGCGATAGAGAGGCAGGTGGAGGAGAGAGTACGCATTTGAAGCCCTTTCGGCTAGGAGACTTGTTTGCCTTGTTTCGATGATTGATATTTGCCGATTGCCCAAACCCCGTCAACATATTTCTTCGTCAAATCGCAAAATAATGGAAGGACGATCCACATATGACCATCGAACGCGCCCTCACCATCACTGTCCTCGTGATCCTGGTCGTTTGGCTGGCGTCTAGGCTTCTTTAAGACCTACGGCTTTCAAAAGCTTTTTGTATCGAAGCTCATCAAAGACTTTGAGTATTTTGTCCGCTGTTAATGGCTTGATTTTTTCAAGCTCAGCCACCATATCGCGCCAGTCGTCGTTGGTCATGGGTCTAAGCTCCGTTTCTCATTGCCGCTAGAAGAATTGGTTTAATGTCGTAAAGCTTTTCTTCCTGTCTGCCAAGATTTGCATCAAGGATCTTGATTGAGGCTTGCATGGCGCTTCGCAACCGATCCCGCTCCGCAGTCAGGGATTCGATTTCAGCGGCCTGACGCTTGATACGAGCAGCGCCCTCTTTCATGATCCCGTTAGTTTTGTCACTTAGAATATCGTAACCGTCAAAGTAAATACCATGACGAAGGTTTTCGCAAAGTTTTTCGTTAGATGTCATCACTTATCTCCTGTTTCATTCAGAACCAAACGCCAGCGCGTCCGCAGATAATCGAACTCGCACTCGTTGATAGCGTCTTCTAGGGCTGCGCGCAAGCGTCCGTTAGCATCTGTTAGGGATTCGATCTGGAGTGCATCCCGTTCTGAATCAGCACATAGCTTTTCCCAACCCTGCATCGTAGCATCCATGTTCGCGAACTCTTCGTCAAGCCGACGCTTCAACTCGTTGCGTTCAGCCGTCAGGGATTCGATTTCATCGGCCGCTTCCCTAATGACACGACGAAGATTGCCTGGATGAGCGTCCTCATAAAGTGTCCATTCGCGGAGCTTCTCGGCAAATGTCTTTTCCATTACTTCTCTCCCCTCTTCGGCACAGCCACCATCTCACACTGATAGACGTTATGGGTTTTGGCGCAGGATGTCAACGGCACGTAATCCTTAAAAATGCCCATAAAAACAGTAGTCCATACCCATCCGAGAAGCAACCCAAAGATAGCTGGTCCGATCCAATAGTTTTTCACAACACCCGCTCCCCAAAGATCATATACCCCTTCTCCAGAAGCCAAGCCTTGGCCTCTTCAACGCGGTCGTTGCTGATTTCGTAGTAGCCATTGATGAGGTGGTTGGTGGCCTTGCGGTAATGGAGGATGGTCATCGAGCTAAACCTTCTTGAACTTGAAGTGGGTTGCGGGAGAAAACATTGCGCCTGGGCCTGGGCGGGTGACGTCCTTTAAAAGCCCCTTCGTAACTAGGGCACGAAGTGTTGCGATGCTCTCTTGAGCGCTATAAGCCGATTCTTCATTGCCTTCTGTGAACTTGGCAAGCGCTCGTTCTTGAGTTGCTAATAGCTTCATCGTCGTCTCTCCATTTGTTCGCTGTTACGTGTAGCTGAGGGTGGGTTGGGTGTCAAGGTTGAACGAAGTCGATCTGCCCCTTTTCCCTTAGCTCGTTAAGAGCAAGCCTTACGAAATAAGTCGTCTCGCCAAGATCGTTATCGTTTCCGTTCATGAAGACTTCAACGGCTGCCATCTTTAGCAACTCAGGCAAGGCAACAAAGCCAGATTCCACGACTGGCGCGCCAAGCAACTTCGTAAGCTTGGCAATGAGGGTTTCGCGATTGTAGTGGGCCATGGCCATCTCTCCATTGTCTGTGATTCGAATGTACCCAAAAGCGCGATAGGCGTCAAGAGGAAAAATGCCTAAGCCCGCAAAAAATACGACGATTCCCCTGAGCGCTCTGCCGACTGTTGATCAGATCAAGGCTGAACTGGCGCGCCGTTCTATCGCCCGTTTCGAAGAGCGCACGCCGCCTAGCTTCAGCCCGTTCTTGGAGGCTGGCCGCTACAAGGGCGCTCACGGTGGCCGTGGTTCCGGCAAGTCGCATTTCTTCGCTGAGATGTTGGTGGTTCGTGCAGCCCGCACCATGGGCTTTCGCGCCGTCTGCTTGCGTGAGGTACAGAAGAGCCTTGCACAGTCTGTCAAGCGCCTGATCAGCGACAAGATCGAAGCTTTGAAGCTCGGTCACCTATTCGAGGTGCAGGAAAGTCAGATCAAGACCCCAGGCGGTGGGCTGATCATCTTTCAAGGATTACAAAATCACACCGCCGACTCGATCAAGTCGCTAGAAGGCTTCGATGTGGCTTGGGTAGAAGAGGCGCAGAGCCTTTCCCAAAAGTCGCTCAGCCTCTTGCGCCCGACCATGCGTAAGGCCGGCAGCGAGCTTTGGTTTTCGTGGAATCCTGACCAAGCTACGGACCCGATCGACCAATTCTTGCGGACGGAAAGCCCGCCTCCTCGCTCCATCATCAAGCAGGTCAATTGGCAGGACAACCCGTTCTTCCCGGCTGAGCTTGTGGAAGAGAAGGACTATGACCTTCGCCGAGATCCCGATCGCTATGCGCACGTTTGGGAAGGCGGCTATCAAGCCCGCTCAGAAGCTCGTGTCTTCCGCAACTGGCGAGTTGACGAGTTCGATACGCCTGAGAATGCGCGGTTCTACTTCGGCGCTGACTGGGGATTCTCGAACGATCCGACGACTCTTGTTCGTATGTTCATCGGGCGCTTCGAAGGCGGCAAGCCCGTAGACGATCCGAAGGGCAAGACGCTCTTTATTGATTATGAGGTGGTCAAGATCGGATGCTCGATCGACAAGACACCTGAGCTATTCGAGAAGGTTCCAGGCTCTAAGCTCTGGCCTATTCGAGCCGATAGCGCGCGTCCAGAGACCATCGATTACATGGTGCGCCATGGCTATCCGAAGATGGTTCGATCGACCAAGGGCAAGGGCTCGGTGGTCGAGGGCGTCGAGTTCTTGAAGTCCTATGACATCGTTATCCATACACGCTGTGAGCACGCGATCTCCGAGTTCACGCACTACAGCTACAAGGTCGATCCGAAGACGGATGAGATCCTACCTATGCTCGCGGATGAGCATAACCACATTATCGACCCGGCCCGCTATGCAACAGAGCTAGTCAGGCGGGCCGATAAGTTTGGGGCTAAGACGGTTGGCTGGGGCCCGAAACTCCTCTCTGCGTAATCTCATAACCCTTATTACGCAACCCAGCAACAATGCCCGCCGCCATAGCTTCTTCGCTCGGCAGTGGGCGATCTAGCAGGCTCTTGCCGAAGAGGTGTTCGCGGAATGCCTTGATCTGATTGGCGATGATTTCTTGTGCGTTTATATTTACAGATGGCTTAATGTTGTCGTTCTTGGTGAAAATACCAACAAGCCATCCGTGATGCCACCAAATGTGTTCTTGTTGTCCATGTAGATAAGGATTATGCTTTATCGTTAACCCATCCCTAAACGCCTGCTCACCAGCAAGCGTGATGGCTTCGCGGAGAGGGCTAGTAGTCATATGCAACCTCATACCATTCGTAGGGATCTTCTCCATCCTTAAGGCGATCGTTGTGCTTATCACAAAACGCACTCGCCCTTTCTCTTAGATGGAAAACCTGTATAGGTGCTGAGAATCGACCATAACCAAAGTCTTTAAGCACGACATATACGCAAACAGTCTTGTTAGTCACAAATACCTCCGACAAAAATTCTTCTATGGGCGACAGGTAAGCGTAATCACCTCACCCATCCCTGAACGATCAAACGATATATAGTTTTTGTAACATCGAAGGTATTCCTCTTTAGAATAATACCTCCATTCGCCCGCATAATCTTCAGGGTTGCTGTTCATACCCGGAAAAGTTTTGCTATCTGCAAACCAAATTCTATATTCTTTCTCCCCAAAAAGCTTCCTCAAAATCCAAGGAGTTTTCTTGGGTAGCCCAATAGAGATTGAGTTAGAAGTGCGCGAACGATTGTAATCATCCCAGTATCGCATTCCATTATTCATAGATACCTCCGACAAAACAATTCCCCATCCGTCACCAACCAATCCGTATCATCGGTGCCGGCATAGGGACGATAGACCGCGCCCTCATAGGCTGTCAAGGGGTCGCCGTTGATGGAGAGGAAGGCTAGGGTTGCGCGTGTGCAGATGCTCATAGTGCGTTGACCTCTTCAATCCACTGTTGGCGTGTTTGAATGATAATTGATCGCCCTTTATCAGTAGTCTCTTAACTACCTCAAGGCATTTATCTAGGTCTTCGTATTCGTTGAAATGAAGCCCGTTATTGTGTACGTACCAAACTTTTGTTGGGTCACGATTATCGATCATCCCATTGCGTCCTTTGATTCCATTTAAACTGCTTGACTGCTACAGTGAGCATTGCTGGCGGCACGCCCTTATGCTTCTCGCAAGCCGTATAGCCGAACCTTGGCTCCGATTGATTGTTATCATACTTGCCGCACACAACGCAAGGTTCGGCCGATGGATAGCCCCAAGATATCATCTTAAATTTCTCCTTCACGGACTGTTGTAGTGCGTTTAGGGTTAATCAATTTCGTAACGAACAGGAAGACGCAAACCTTCTTCCATAATAAACCTTCGTTCTAGTTCCATCCTTTGTTCTTCGGTTAGCCCAATATCTGCATTTTGATAAAACCAGCGAAGCCATTCGATTTCAGTTGCTCGTTCCATATTTTTCTCTCCATCAAAACCCAATATACCTACTTAACCCATCCCATTCGCCTTGTCAACAGCGAAAGTGAAGAAAATGCCGAAGCGCTATCTGATGGGCAAGAAGCCCATAGCTAAGGTCTATGACGACTTCGATCCTGAGGGGTTGCCAGATGGTCTTGATTCTCTGAGCCGCATTGTTTTCGAGCTAGAGCCAGCCATCATGCCCACTGGCGTTTTGGATCAGTACGGCGACCCTATCCTCTACACTGATGAAATGGACCAAATAGGATTTACGCGATTTTAAACTTGACATTTAACTGGAAATAGTTTATACTACTCGCTTTATGAGAGAGGCGAGCATGGGCTGTGTTTACGAGATTACATTTCCCGATGACAGTCGTTATGTGGGGATGACTAAAAATCCGTTGGCATGGCGACTAGCACAACATCGCTATGATTCAAAAGCCCTAAAACACGCTTCTAGCAGCAAAGTTTCTGAATTTGGCCTAACCCCAGAGATGGTTACGGTTCATATAGAGACCGACGATGAAGAGATTCGGGCGCTGTTAGAGGAAGAGCTTATTGCTCGACGAAGAACAGCTGATCTTGTTGTTCTAAATAATGCCAATGGCGGGTTTACCGCTAAGGGGTTCAGGCACAGCCAAAAATCTAAGCAAGGCATGTCACTAGCTAAAAAGGGCATGTATGCCGGCGAGAAAAACCGCTTATCGAAGCTGACAGACGCGCAAGTGAAATCTATTTTTATAGAGCTTCATGCCGGCGCGCTAAAAGCCGACATTCAAAAGAAGTATGGCGTTTCTAGTGGCTATATAACTGACCTTTGCACAGGGCATAAGTGGAAGCATATTGAGAGGCCAGAGGGCTTTGATCGCAAAGGTAAAGATCGACTTGTGACTGATGAACAAGTTAAAGATATTCGTAAGCGTGTCCTTAACGGCGAAAAACAAAACGCTTTAGGCAATGAATATGGCATATCAAAAGCTACAGTAAGTGCCATTGTGCATAGGCGTCTCTATAAGAATTTGAAAGATTAAAATGGCTATAAACCCTTTCTCTTGGTTCGGCCTAAGCGGTGCTGAGCGTAAAGCCGTTGCTCCGACAAAAGAGATGGGGCGAGCTAACATTCAAACTTATGGTGGATTTCTTGTAAGCCCCGAAAAAAATCCAAAACTTCATGGTCAAGAGAAGTTCAAGTCTTACAGTGAATACGCGAGCAACATCGCTATCGTTGGGGCCAGCATTCGTTTTTACACGGGTTTATTGACTAAGCCGAAATGGAAAGTCGATCCTGTCGATGATACTCCTGCCGCTCAGGAGTATGCAGACTTTGTGTATCGCACAATGGAAAGCCTGGACACCTCTTGGGAAAGGGTGATTCGCAGAGCTTCCGGTTTTAAGTTCAGCGGTGTGTCTCTTTCCGAATGGACCGCTCAAAAAGAATCTGATGGGTTGGTTACGTTCCGAACCATCGAGACGCGCGCTCCTGGCTCTATCACTCAATGGGATATTGACGATAGAGGCGACGTTCAAGGTTTTGTTCAGCGAGATCCGAACACCTCAGAAGAGTTCTACTTGCCTCGCGCCAAAGTCATTCTTCTGACGGATGATCTTCTGACTGATTCGCCTGAGGGTCTTGGCCTCATGCGCCACGTCGTTGAGTCTGCTGAGCGTCTGAAGACTTTTCAGCAACTTGAACAGCGTGGATATGAGCGCGACCTTCGAGGAACGCCGATTGGGCGTGCTCCTTATGGTGCATTGGCTGATTGGGCTGGTGATGATCCCGATCGTCAGGCTTTAGCTCAAAGCCATCTTGGAAATATTGAGAATTTCGTTAGGTTGCAACTAAAAGGTAGCGACACAGGCGCAGTCTTCGATAGCGCTACTTTTACTTCGCAGTCTGAGACGGGTCAATCAGTTTCTTCTGTCCCTCAGTGGGGCGTTGAGCTTCTTCAAGGCGGCGCTACTGGTCTTTCCGACATGGCAAAAGCCATTGAACGACTTAACATGGAAATCGCTCGCGTCTTCAATACAGAAGGCTTGATCTTGGGGCAGTCCGCTTCTTCTCAGGCGCTTTCGAAAGATAAGACGGACAATCTTCATTCTAGTGTTGCAAGCACACTATCTGACATGCGAAGCGCATTCGATAAAGACTACATCGGACCTTTGTGGGAGTTGAACGGCTTCCCGGATGACATGAAGCCTTCGTTTAGCGTTGAAGATGTTGCGAAGACGACTGCGCAAGAAGTCAGTACCACCCTCGCCGAACTTGCTCGCGCCGGCCTTCAGCCTGACGACGAAGCCATTGATTACGTTCGGGGCATGATGGGCGTTCCCGCCGCTCCCGAAACAACCGAAATCGATACCATCATTTAAGGAACCATCCATGCCGTCTTCTGATAAGTTCGAGCGCTTGGCGACAAACAATCATAGGTATGCCTATGTGAGCGCCTTTTCCATGTCGTCCAAGACCGTTTCGGGCAAGTCAGGCCCGAACGCCAAGGTTCCTATCTACCTGAGCGGCAGTCTTGTGACGACTGTCACGGCAAACGCATCGGGTCAGTGGAATTACGTGTTCGACACGGCTCCGACCGTTGGTCAGGTGATTACCGTTGGCGGTGCGATTCAGTCGGCTCCGTTCGTTGTGACCGATAGCAATCTGCCTGTCAATCCTAGCCCGCTGATCTCGACACAGGCCGCGCTTGTGTCGGCTCTTGCGACTGCGACGGGCGGTCAGGTGCTTCGCCTTGCCTCTAGCGGTTCGCCTTATTCGATTGCTGTCGAAAACCTTGCGCCCACGAGCGAACTCAAGATCGTTTCTGACGATCCTTTGGTCCCTGCAACGATCGATATTGTTGCCAAGGCTGGCTCTGGTGGCGGCATTCTTTCGGGCTGGAAGAACGTCACGTTCGAAAATATCAAGTTCGACCGTACCGCGCTGAACTACACGGCACGCCAGCAGTTCGTGCCGAATATCCATCTGAATGCTCCTGATACCGTCAAGGTCATCAATTGTATCTTCAAGGGACGTGCAACGGCACGTTGGCCCGGCGATACGAACCCAGACAGCATCACCAAGGGCGACATGGGCATTCGCTTCGTCAGCCCGAAGAATTGCGTCGTTTCCGGTAACTCGACGGATGGCTATGGCTTCTGGCTTCAGGCCACTGGCGACGGTCAGGACAACAACACCTACTCGAACAACAACATTCGCCGCTCGCAGTTCGATGGAATGCAGTTCATCGGTGGCGGTAACGGCCTGACGATCACGGGCAACGATATCTCCGATCTTCTCGGTTCGATCAACAACGATTCGACCGATAGCGGCAATCATGACGACCTGATTCAGATCGCCACGAGCGGTTCGGCCACAGGCTGGGATAATATCTCCGTTCTCCGCAACTTCCTTGATGGTGGCGGCAAGGATACGCCTCAGGGCATCTTTGTCAAGGACGAAGACCTCAAGGGCATCCGCAGCCTCACAATCTCTGACAACGCGATTCGCAATAGTCAGGCGAACGGCATCGGTGTTAACGCCAATAGCGGCCCTGGCATCTCTGCGACGATCGCGAACAACCTCGTTCTTTGGTCCGCTGTCCCGCACGATCCGGTCGATGCTCAGATCACGCAGACGAAGCCTTTTATCAACCTGACGAACGGCGTTACGGGTACGGCTTCGAACAACCTGTCTAGCGGCTATGCCTTTACAGGCTCGACAGTTACGCAGACGGCCAATGTCACGATCAATTACACCGATACGGCCAACGTTCTCTATGCGGAAAACATCCTTCCCGGCTCGCTCGCAACTGGCGTGGATAAGTATCGTGTCCGCGAGGCTATGCTTCCTGTCGATTACGTCGCTGGTCCTAGCATCATTAAGCGTTCGCTTTCGCTTCAGGCCAATCGCTTCTTTGGCCTCTCCGCTGGTCAGAGCAATCAGGAATATTTCTATACCAATAGCCGTATGGAATTCCAGTCGGCGCTTAACGACAATTCGCCGGCTGCCGTTTCCTATACGTTCGGTAATGGTGCGACCGAAGGTTCTGCCCTTCTCGATGTCAACAAGCCAGCTTACGATTCTGCACGCCCAGAAAGAGTTACATACTATTGGTGGAATGAAGGACCTGGAACTCCCGGTCCTCGCTATGACAAGTGGTCCGCTGCCGTCGATGCGGCTGTGGCTGCCGGTCGTCGTGTAGACTTCACGATCTGGAACCAGGGCGAAGGCGACGCCTTCTTCATTGGCGCTAGCGATGCACAGGCGACACGCTACTTCAACGCTCGCGCGCTTTTGTTCGCGACCATGCGCGCCAAGGTTCCGGGGCTGAGGATCTTCCTCGCGCCTATGAACCGCCGCGACGTGGATTACTCCGCGCTAACGGCCAACTACATCGGGGGTATCGAGAAGATCCGTGATTTCGATCCGGTCTATGCGGCTGCGAATCCTAGCTTCTGCACGATTCTACCGGAAATGTACGATCAGCCGGGCGATGGTGGAGCGCACTCTGTTGATGCCGGTTATGATACGCTGGCGATTCGTTTTGCTCGCAAGATCGCGAAGACCTATGGCTATACCGTTTCTGGCGGTGTCGATGGCCCGCGTCTTATTGCGGCGGCGCGTAACGGTACGACGGTCGTCTTCGAGTTCGCTCATGATGGCGGCACGGCGCTTACTCCTGCAAGCGCGAATGAAGGCCTTCGCTATGCGGCCAACGGTACGGCAATTGCTCTGTCGAATATCTCTGTGACGGATGCAACTCATGTGACGGCAACGCTTGCCAGCACGCCCGCGAATGGCGCAACGGAAGTCGCTGAGTTCGGTTATGGTACGCTTGGTACGATCGTTTGGCAGAACATGATCCGCGACAACCAGACGGTTCCCCTGCCCGTGCGCCACGGCAAGGTTACGCCGACTGTCAATGCAGCGGCTGACACGACGCCTCCGGTCATCACGAGCCCGGCAACAGGCACGACGGCGAACAACACGGCCTATACCACGACGCTTGTCGCTAACGAGCCCGTTACCTTCTCCAAGCGTACCGGAGATCAAACGGCCAACTTCACTCTGACGCAGGCAACCGTTCCTTCCACGACGGCAACCCTGACCTTCCCTGCAACCACGACGGCCGGCACGAACATCGCAAACCTTCGGGCTACCGATGCCGCTACAACGCCGAATGTCACTGACTTCACGCATACTCTGACCGTCAACGCGGCAACGGCCAACATCTCTTCCGTTTGGTCTAACCCGCTCTTCAACCGCAAGGCCTCGGTCAATAACGGCCAGACGCTTCAAAACCAGATTGCGGCACCGGCTGATAGTTCTACGCAGACCGCTTATGATGCGTTCCTTGGCTCGTCTACCTCTACGGGTACGGATGATCCGACCTTTGTTGCAGCCTCTGGCGGCGTTCCCGCCTATTTCCGCAATGATGGTGGCGATAGCATTCAGACCGTTTCAACCGACTTCCTCAAGACGCTGAGCCTAAACAAGTCGTGGTCTTATGCCATGCTGATCAAGGCACCTAGCGTTTGGACGGCAGGCACAGTTCCGGTTTTGTTCGGTGCGGGCGCGAACGTTGCTTCTAATCCCGGCATTCAGGCTCGCTACGTCGTCAACAACAATCAGATCCGTATTGCAACGGCAGACGGCTCAACTGGTCCTTCCGTCAATTTGACGGCTACTCTGCCGACTTCCGGCTACATCATGGTCGCTATGACTTATGATGCCTCTACGAAGACGTTGACCTTCTATATCAACTCGACAACGTCTCTAACGGTTCCGGCGACGACCAGCCTTAACGGTGGAACCGCAACTTCTAACTTCCTGACTGGTTCCGCTCTTTCGGATGGTGCTGGCTGGATCGAAGATGTGATGTCTACCGGCATTAAGACCTCGACTGATGTCGGCGCTCTGCGAGATTACTGGCAGACTCAGTATGGCATCACAATCTTCTAAGACTAAACCCCGACACAAGCCTAACTAAAACTTCGGGGATAAAATGCCTTCTTGGGAAAAATTGAGGTATGAACGTCTGGAGGGCGGCACTTCGCTGCCCTCTAATCCTACAGTCACAGATCAACAGCTTGCAATGTCAGATAAGACCGCAAGCACTGCTTGGATGCCGCTTCTTAGCGTAGATATGAATCGGCACGGCTTCCTTGTTCAGAATGCCTCTCAGAACGAGATTCGTATTCGAGCCGCTGGCGAGACCTCAGCCGGCACACGGCTTCCGGGCTACGGCGATAACTTTACTCCAGACTTCAAGCCTGAGCGCGCATATGAAATCCAAGCGGCTCAAAATAATTCGGCTTATCTATTGGCGGTTTGGTAATGCTTCAGATCACGTCAGGTCAAAAAGCGCTTCTAGACCGTATCAATGCCTTACAGGCACAAATTCAATCTCTGTCTGGCGATCCTCAGGCAATCTCGGCTCTAACTACAACACTCACCAATCTTCAATCTCAAGTCAACGGCATTTCTGTTCCAGATATTTCGGGATTGGCAACGAAGACCGCGCTGACAAACGTCGAAAACAAAATTCCTATCGTTCCGGCAATTCCTGACATTTCAGGCCTCGCTTCTAAGACAGCCCTTAGCACGGTTGAAGGCAAAATCCCTGCCGGTTCTACCGTTGCGCCTCCGAACACAGACCTTGTTCAACAGGTTGGCACTTCTACCAAGTTTGCTCGTGAGGATCATACGCACAAGGCTCGCATTAAGCGTGCCATGGTTACGATCGGTGCAGATGGGACGGCTAAGTGGGATTTCGCTGAACCTTTCACAATGATACCAATTGTGACACACATGGTTCAAGAAACTTCAGGACAGAACCGAGTTAACGTCATCATTACCAGTATTTCAACGACCTCTGTAACGGTATATGCTGATCGTATGCGAAACCTTCCAGTCATGCAGCAATTGAACAGCGGCCTTATTGGAACGGTATCGGCCGTTGTTTCTGGCGTTAACGGCCTGATCACTTCTTTGAGCGGATACAATCTACTTGGCGGGCCTGGGTCGGCAAACGGCGTTAAAGTTCATCTTTACGCGGCAGAGCCAATTGCCTAAAAATAAAGCTTGACTTTCATCTTGAAATAGATTATAATACAACAGACTAGAGGTTTAAATGGCATCTGTAACGATTAACGGCA